TAACCCCCGCTACATACCCCTTTGACAGTGTGTTTTCCTAATAGGAGCTAATCATATGATATTATAGGGTGCATAAAGTCAAAAAAAGTAGAAGAGCTGGATGAAAGAGTGAAAGATCAAATAAAAGAAGGAATGTATTCCTTGGCCAATAATCCGAGGACGAAGTTTGAAGAGAGTATAATAGAGAATAGGTTGACGGAATTATTTGGAACAGGAAGCGGCAAAACAGAAGAGGCGTTACAAAGTTTGATTACTATGGTGAACGAAATGCAATCGCTTCAATGCACATCAGAGGGGCAAAGAATAATTTTTGAAATGGTTACGAAGGCTTTGGATAAATGTCGAGATAGAGTAACGGAAGAGTATAGAACTTATATGAGTCTATACAGGGATGAAGAAGCAGTAGAAGGATTTCTAAAGTCCCTAGAAAACAAGAAATCGAAATAAAGTGAATACCCTTACGCGAAAACTATTTTTCGCGTAAGGGTATTTTTCTTTAGGAATATGAATAAAGCATGAACGGTACGAATAGATGAAATATGAAACGAAAATAAAATGACGAAAATTCGATAAAAAAGTTTTTTGCTTGCCCACACCTATAAATTTTATTAGTGGCATAATAAAAGTACCCCTAAAAAGGAATATGTATAAAGGAGCGATATTATGGGCAAGCAAAACAAAAATATTTTTGACTGTCAGGGAGGTGACTTTTCTCTAAAATCTTTGGACGATAGCTTCGACGCAGAGGATGGTGAGTGGTACCCGGATAACAGCGATGAAACCGATCTGGTTCTTGCGGCATCACTTTGCAAGAATAACGCGGTGAAGAAAGAAAAGAAGAAAAAGAAAGGGAAAAAGAAGGAAAAACGTACGCAGGAAAATAACCCGTTGAAAAAATTGTTCAAGTATGATGAAAAGAAAGAGGATGACTTAGAATCAGAGGATGAAGAGATTGAACGAACGGAAAGGAGTCAATCAAAATACCACCCGATGTATGAAATGGCACATGCACTGGAGGAATTTTGCGATCTTAAGGTTGTAGATGGTGAGGTGTACTACTATGAAAACACATACTATATGCACCTGACAAAAGATCAGATAATCGAATTATATAAATTGAGAGTTGATCCGAAGCTTCATGGTGCAGTGAATTTGAGAAATTACAGAGATCTTTATGACTACATAAAAATGGAGCAAATCCTGAAATACGAGATGCCCAAAAATGAAAAATTGTACTGCCCATTCGAAAACGGAATTCTCTTTGTTAAGAAAGGTAGATTTGAAGACCATGACCCTGAATTTGTCACATTTACCTGCTTGAACGCAAAGTACAATGAAGATGTAGAAAGCCCTGAAGAGGCAGATTGTCCAGTGTTCGATAAATTTATGAAAGAAATTTCTGGCGGACGTAAGGACATTGAGGAACGCCTCTGGATGGCATTGGGTTACCTCTTAGTTGAGCCAGCTAGAGGAAAATTTTTCTTTATTATGGGATATGCCAGAGATTCAGGAAAAAGTATATGGGGCAATTTCGTACAAAAACTTTTTCCAGAGGAGGCAATAAGCAACCTCTCTTTGAGAGAACTCGGAGGAAAATTTGAAACGGAATCGTTGCTTGATGCGAGAATAAACATCTCGCTTGATTTACCGCGAGAAAGGCTGGATGTGAGTGCTGTGTCAAAATTAAAGCGTATTACAGGTGGCGATGGAGTTGAAATTCAACGAAAAAACCAACGCTCAAAAAAGCTTCACCGCAGAATAAAATTTCTGTTCGCCAGTAATTTTCCGCTTGAAATTGAGGGAGAGGACGAGGCTTTTTTCAAACGTGTTGTATATCTTCCTTTTACTCATTCAATTCCAGATGATGAACAGGATTCAAATTTGGAAAAGAAGATATGGAAAGAACGCAATGAAATAGTCACGAAGGCTACATTCTATGCTCGAAGACTCGAAGAATTGGACTGGCATTTTCCAGAAATTCCAGATGTGGATAGCATGAAGGGGGTGCAAAGAAAGCCTCCAATTGACTATCTCTTGGAGTTTATTGACTTGCACTGTGAAAAGGTCGATTATGAAACTTTTTGTCCGACAACTGATTTGAAAAATGCCTACGAAAACTATTGTGAGGAAAAAGGAGTTTGTCCGTGTAGCCCGATAGTGATTAACAAGTGCATCATTAAATTTGGAGGAAAACATGATCGGAAACGTCTCAATTCATCAGAAAATGCGGTATGGGGATTTTATGGAATCAAGCTCCGTCCGTAACTTCTGATTCTTCGATGATATGTTATACCTCTGACTCTAAGCACCATTAACGATAACAAAGGGAGGTATCACAATGCTGGAAATTGACGAAAAGGCGATGGCCTATTGTCTGGTGGAAGCTCTCTTTGCAGCAGGGGTAATCAACCTGCCCACCTATCAGAACTTCCTTCGGATGAAGCGTGAGCAGGAGGAAGAACCGCCTGCAAAGGCTTCGTAAACAACAGAGAAAGGCTCTGGTGGAGGGGATTCTGCCAGAGCCTTTCTTTTTGCCGCAGAAAAGAGTCAGAGACAGTGGAGGTTAAAATTTATGAGAGTAGCTGTGTACGCTCGTGTTTCAACCGAACATGAAGCGCAAATAAACGCACTGGAAAATCAGTTGGAGTGGTATAAAATTGAAGGTTCTCGCCACCCAGATTGGGAAATCGTGGAGGTTTACGTAGATCAAGGCATTACCGGAACGCAAGCACAGAAACGGCCGGAGTTTTTGCGCATGATGGAGGATGCCCAGAAGGGAAAATTTGACCTTATTATTACTCGCGAAGTGAGCCGCTTTGCACGAAATACGGTTGATACGCTATCCTATACACGTGAGTTGAAAGCACGTGGGGTGGATGTGTTTTTCATCAACGATGGTATCAACACGGCAACCAACGATGGCGAACTTCGGTTAACGATCATGTCTTCTATGGCACAGGATGAGAGCCGCAAAATTTCAGAGCGCGTAAAGGCTGGGCAGAAAATCAGCAGAGAAAAGCACGTTCTGTATGGCAGCGGAAACATCTTAGGATACCGCAGAGAGAATGGAACCTATGTTCCTGACCCTGACCAAGCTGAAACAGTAAGGCTGATTTTCCAAATGTATTCTACCGGAGAAAATGGGCTGGTTAAAATCGTAAACGAATTATACCGCCTTGGCCGATTGGATGCAGGCGGCCATGTTTCGTGGGACGCTTCCAAGGTGAGCAGAGTTCTACATAATGCAACCTATAAAGGGTGCATCTGTTACAACAAATCCCACAGCGATGGATATTTGACGCAGAAACGTGTTAAAAATCTGGACGAGAGCAGCTACATCTATGTGAAAGGCGACTTTGAGCCTTTGGTATCAGAAGAAATGTGGGATAGATGTCAGCAAATTTTGGCATCGAAATCAACACGGGTAATAGATGAAAATGGAAAAAAGCACAAGTATATGAGAAATACACCAAAGTCAGTCTGGACGGCAAAACTGCGGTGCAGCTGTGGCGCAGGATTTATCCAGTTCAAGTGGCGTGTAAATCGGGATGGTGCAGTAGTTCATGGATTTCAGTGTTATCGCCGTACCCGTAGGCCAAGCATCAGCTATTTGCAGGAGCATGGCTTGGACTTGGGAATTAGCTGCCAAATCAGGGCAATCTGTGAGTGGAAGCTGGACTTGATGGCAGCAAAGGTATTTGAACATCTCACCTTTGACAAGGGCAAAACAGTCAAAGAGGTCTATAAAATTTTGAACCGCTGCATGGCAGAAGAAAAGACTGTCCGCATTTCCAGAAAGGCGATGCTGGAAAACAGCATCGCCAGACAGAGGGAGCGTCTGGATAAGTACATAGACCTGTGTGCAGACGGAATCATCACAAAACAGGAATTGGCAGAGCGGCGGAAGGGATTGGATGCGCAGATTGCAGAATTGCAGTCTCAATATGAGAATGTGGAGCAGGAGGATGAGCGCAGTGGAACCCTTGACATGAATTTGATTGCGCAGAAGTTGGATGAATGGCAAAAGGCATCTAGGAATGATGTTGACCGGGAGCTTATCAATAGCTGTGTGGCACAGATCACGCCGCTGACGAATGAGGAATACCGCTGGGTACTTGATTTCCAACTGACAGAAGTGCAGAGTCGAAATAGTGCTACTTGTACGTTGGATGGCTTTATGGAGATGGCTCGTTTTACGATTTCATTTGAAGAAGCAAAGGCTTTTAAGGCTTCCCGAAATCAGGGGATTCGTAAAAATGAGTGGCATGATCTCACAGTAGCCGTGGGTATCCGCACAAAAACTTGACCGTAAAGTACTGTGTCAGCTGTGCCGGATGTGTCAGAATTTTCGAGAAACCTTTATTATATATTATCTATTCTCTTTTATCCTATCGCTTTATCTAAGAGAAAAAATAGAGTAGAAGGGATAAAAATAAAGAAATATATAGAGAGTTTCATAAAAACCTGACACATTTGACACACCCGACACAAGGCAAAGCGTATCTGAAAAAATTACAGTTATATATTATCTTTATAGAAAGACCTGTGAGCAGTTTGATTCTGTCCACAGGTCTTTACTTTTTACTTAAAAAATGGAGGAAAAACAATGGCTGATGTTATGGTAAAGATTCTGATGAAGGGTGCAAAGGCAATCGGGAAAACTGCCGCAATACTCATTATCTGGACCGCCCATAAACTTGAAAACAAGTAATCACATTAAAATTTTAGGAGGTAGTAGTTATGTCTGCAAATGTTGAAACCATGTTCTCTGTCCGTGAGACCCATTGGCATGGCCTTGGCCGTATCGTGATGGATGCCCCTGCAAGTCGGGAAGCTCTGGAATTGGCTGGTCTGGACTGGCAGGTGGAAAGCCGCAATATCTATTCCGGCACAGGTGCTATGATTCCCGGCTATCGTGCCAATGTCCGCAGCACGGATGAAGCTGTTCTGGGCGTGGTGTCTGACCGTTACCGCATCGTACAGAACGAAGAAGCGTTCCAGTTCACCGATGACCTGCTTGGTGAGGGTGTCACCTATGAAACCGCAGGCTCTTTACAGGGCGGTAAGAAGGTGTGGATGCTGGCAAAGCTGCCGGAGAAGTACATTATCGCCGGGGATGAAGTGACCCCATATCTGGTGTTCTTCAACAGTCACGATGGCAGTTCTGGTGTCAAGGTCGCCATGACCCCGGTTCGTGTGGTATGCCAGAATACCTTGAATTTGGCTCTGGGTACTGCAAAGCGTATCTGGACGGCTCGCCACACCGAAAATGTTCTGCTTCGGGTTCAGGATGCCCGTGAAACCTTACAGCTTGCCAACAGCTACATGGGGGAGCTGGGTAAGGGTATCCATGAGCTGACGACCATCAAACTGTCTGACCGCAAGATACAGGAGTTCATCAATGAGTTCTTCCCTGTCACGGAAGATATGACCGATGGCCAGCGGAAAAACAACCTGCGTTTGCAGGAAGAATTGAAAGCTCGCTACTACAACGCACCTGATTTGGAGTGGGTCGGAAAGAACGGCTGGCGGTTTGTGAACGCTGTTTCGGATTTTGCCACCCATGCAGACCCCATCCGCAAGACCCGGAATTACAATGAGAACCTGTTCCTGCGCACGGCAGAGGGCAATCCGATGATTGACAAAGCCTACAAAATGGTGCTGGCCGCAGCATAAAGGAGCGAACTATGAACGATGTAAGCAATCGGACTGTCCGGGAATTTTCTGAGTTCCTTGATAGTGTCGAAAAGAATTTTCCAAAGCCTATTTCCAGCACAGCCTATGAAATTACGATGAAAAGCACTATCGTCAGTGCTTTAATCACGCTGGATACCGAAAAGAAGATGGACGAGCGTTTCTGGAATCATCTTCGGGTACAGCGGAATATTCTGGATTTTCTGTATGCGCTGTGGCTGGATGATGACCGTACACTTGTAGATGAGTTTTCCACTATCATGCAGGATTTGGTGGAATACGATTTTGAAATCATCGATAAAAATATGAAGCAGGAGTTGAATATTGCATGAAACGATTGATTTCCACAATAAATCTGTCCAAAGAAGATTGGCTGCGCTATCGAAAATGTGGTATCACTGGCACGGATGCTGGGGCCATTTTGGGACTGAATCCGTACCGTTCTGCATTTCAGGTGTATCACGATAAAATCAACGATACCATTGAAAATATCGACAACGAAGCTATGCGACAGGGCCGGGATTTGGAAGACTATGTGGCACAGCGATTCACTGAAGCCACTGGGCTGAAAGTGCGCAGAGCCAATGCAATTTACCAAAGCGAGGAACATCCACTTCTTCTGGCAGATTTTGACCGTCTGATCGTTGGGCAGAAAGCAGGATTGGAGTGCAAGACGGTTTCTCCGTTCTCTGCGGATAAGTGGGCAGATGGGAAAATACCTGCACACTACATGGCGCAGGTCAATCACTATCTGGCTGTCAGTGGTTTCGACTGCTGGTACATTGCGGCTCTGATTTTCGGAAAAGAGCTGGTAATTCATAAAATCATCCGTGATAAGGCTGTTTTGGATGACCTCATTGCCAAAGAAGAGCATTTCTGGAAGTACAACGTGATGCCTGAGATTCCGCCTGCACCCACCGGAAGCGAGGGAGATACACAGCAAATCAATCAGATGTATTCTGACGATGATAAAAGCAAAACGGCTGATTTGAATGCAGTTCGTGACCTGCTGGACAAACGGCAGTCTCTTTCTGACCAAATCGAACAGCTGGAACAGGAAAAGACTGCGATTGAACAGCAAGTGAAGCTGGAAATGCAGGATGCTGCCTACGGTACAGCTCCCGGCTATAAGGTGTCGTGGGTATCTTCCGAAAGCAAGCGTGTGGATTCCCGGCGGTTGAAGAAAGAACAGCCTGACATTTTCAATCAGTACAGTAAAAATGTGAGCAGTCGCAGGTTTACTATCATTCATGCGGCATAAGTTTTGGATATGGCGGCAGGAAATTACTTTCTTGCCGTCTTTTTTATGGGAGATTTATTATGGCTACTGAAAATCCGTTCGTAAAATTATTTGGCATTGACTTCAAAGACCATGTGGAGGTCAAGAAGTCTGGTAATACCGAGCTGAAGTATGTGAGCTGGGCGTATGCTTGGGCAGAGGTGAAGAAGCTGTATCCTTCTGCCAGCTATGAGGTCAAAAAGTTCAACGGTCTGCCCTATGTCTATGATCCTATCACTGGCTTTATGGTCTATACATCCGTTACCATTGAGGACGTTTCGCATGAAATGTGGCTTCCTGTACTGGATGGTGCAAATAAAGCCATGAAAGCTGTTCCGTATACCTATACGACTCCAAAGTGGGAATATAACCAGCAGACACGCCGCCGTGAGAAAGTCGGCATGGAAGAACGCACCGTAGAAGCCGCTTCCATGTTTGATGTAAACAAGGCCATTATGCGCTGTCTGGTAAAGAACCTTGCGATGTTTGGCCTTGGCCTGTATGTCTATGCCGGGGAGGATTTGCCGGAAGATGCTGCACAGCAGCCGGAGGCAGAACTGAAAAAGCAGCCGAAACCGAAATCAACCAACCAAAAGCAGGAACAGCCGTCCATGCCCTGTATTTGTGTCCGCTGTAATCAGCCCATCAAGAGAGTTAAGTTGAAAGATGGCTCTATCATGCAGGCGGCAGAGTTTGCAGCAACCCATGAGGGAATGTGTGCAGACTGCTATAAAGCTACCCGGTTTAATGTAGCATAAAGGAGAGAATTTATATGTCTTGCAATGCGATGACCGAACACTATGAAGAAATTTCGGTCTGCGGAAAGCCTGCATTATTCACCAGTTTCCGCATAAAAAGAGATACCGTCCCGGATGGTCTATATGCCTACGATGTGCGGCATGATGATGACTGCCGGGGGATTCCCTGTGAGATTGCACCATTTATCATGGTCAATCACTGGGGAACGATTATTCTTGCAGAGCCGTTGGAGCTGCCCAATGACGGACGGCGGTACATTGATGAAGAGACGGACTGGAACTATGATCCGTTTGGAGGAGCAGAGAAAAATCAAAAGCCCTGCGTGACGGTGGAAGAGTTTATGAATCAGTATCTGAACCGTTGATAAGAGCGAGCCGTGTCGTTCCTTATAAAGTTCAAAAGTCATCGCAGGGGACGGACGGTGCGAACCGTTCGTCAACGGAGATAATCTTTTGAAGTTTATGAGGGATGACTAAGGCTCGCAGGAAAAAGTATTAAAATTGCCGTGGGTACAGAAAAGTATCAATCATAGTGTGATGAAGCCGATTTGTCTTAGCAAATCGGTGACGCTAAAATGACGTTCGGCATTTTTGATACGGAAAGAAAAGGCTATGAGCACTTATGGTTATTGCAGGACTTCCACTGCAAAGCAGAGCATTGACCGTCAGGTTCGCAATATCAGGGCTGAATACCCGACAGCTCACATTGTGCAGGAAGCCTATACGGGAACTTCCATCCTTCGGCCAGAATGGAGCAAGTTGTATCGAATCCTGAAAAAGGGAGATACAGTGGTGTTCGATTCCGTCTCCCGAATGTCCAGAAATGCAGAAGAAGGATTTTCACTGTATGAGGATCTCTATCATAAGGGTATCCGGCTGGTATTCCTGAAAGAGCATCACATTGATACCGAAACGTACAAAAAGGCCCTGTCTGGCAGCATTGCTATGACAGGAACCAATGTGGATTTTATCTTAAAGGGTATCAACGAGTATCTGATGACATTGGCAAAAGAGCAAATCAAGCTGGCCTTTGAGCAGTCTGAAAAAGAAGTGGCCGATTTGCACCAGCGTACCCGTGAGGGCCTTGTAACAGCAAAGCTGAATGGAAAACAGGTTGGACGTAAAAAAGGCACTGGATTTGAAACCAAGAAGTCTAAAGCGGCCAAAGAGAAAATCCGCATCCATTGTAAGGCTTTTGGTGGTACATTGGACGATGTGGAGTGTATGAAGCTGACAGGGCTTGCCCGGAATACCTATTATAAGTATAAGCGGCAGATTCGGGCCGAGTTGGCTGACGAGGAAAAAACTTAAAAAGGAAAAGCTGTTATGAAAAATGAAAAATGTGCAAAAGAAGAACCCCATAGCGAATTTACAAAAGAGGAACAAGAGGAATTTGTGAATTTGCTGGGTCGCATAACCCCGGAACAGCGTGAAGCACTGAAAAAAGTTCTGAAGTCCTTTACTTAATGAAGAAGGATGTCGAGTGACGCAGTGGTTGCTCGACATCCTTCTTTTTTGTAAATGTGTGTATTATTCAGGTAAAAACGCTTGAATCAAATCCAAGATAGCAGTTCTTTGTGATGGAGAAAGTCTATCCCAAGTGGTTAAGAGGGATTTCTGCTCCTCTGTTAGATGATGAATGGCAGCGTCCTCTTCAAAAAACTGCGAGAGGGTGATGCCAAGACCATGACAAATTTTTTCAATCGAGGTCACGTTGGGCTGAAGATTTCTTCTGCGCCATGTTGATAAGGTCGATTGCGTCAGGCCAGAGTTTTCGGCAAGGGTGTATTCAGACCATCCACGAGCTAACCGCTCCCGGTCAATTCTTCCCAGAATGTCAAAGTTTGGCTTCTCGCGTTCCATGTCATTGCCCTCCTTGGATAAATCGTAGTGCTACTTACGATTTTAAGTGTGGATGCCTTGACAGGTAATTCTATAAATCGTATAATTTTAACAAGATAAATCGTAATACGAGGCGGTTCATTTGTCTTGATTGATAATTGAAACCAATGAAAAGCTTCATGCGATTTAAGGTCGTAAAGAAAAGATGAAAGGAAAAGTCAAATGAAAAAGAGAATTGCGTCAATGCTGGCAGCAACGGTGCTGCTGCTTAGCGTAATAGCTTTGCCTGCTTCAGCTCAAACAGATTGGTTTGGAAACTCTGATTTGACAACTGCAAAGGTGCGTGAGATTGCAGACGCTGACACATTGACAGAAAGTCAAATTGCAGAAATCAATAATCACTACTCTGAGTATGAAATTATGCAGGGGATTTCCAAGACCTTAATAGAAGATTATGCTGCAAGAATAAATCCTGATAATCCGCCTCACTGTGCAGTTTGTGCTGGTTTTGATGACCTGTATTTGCACTATATCGACAATGTTTACCTTCGGCTTGGATATGATGGATCAAATTATGACATCCAAAGAGGATATGACTACACTATCTTCCAAGGAATTGCTTGGGGGAATAAGACATTCTTAAATGAGAGAAAGCAATTCCAAGCAGTTCGTAGATTTGGAGCACAGCACGCGTACAAGTCTGATTACTACAATACTGGGGCTATGACGATTCGCCTTGGGAATGTCATAGAGAATAATGGCGTTAATAGCGTGTATGATGGGTATATTTTAGCAAGTGATGGTACAGCGTACAATGTCCGTGTGAATGCTCCGAATGGTTATTATCAGCCAGGTAATACATACGATGATCTCAATCCGGTTTTAATTAAACTTGGCTACACAAATAGCCTTGGAGTATATGTAGAAGAAAACTTTGCTTACCTTTTGGCACCGGACTGTTCTTATGCTGATTTGGAAGAACTCTCCAATCTTGCGAATGAGGCGATTGGTGCACAGATGAAATACCCCAATGATGTAAACAATATGTATCGCAATACATATAATGCATATCCACTGTCAAAAGTGTGGAACTTCTATACGCGTAGTTGGTCATAAAGTATTGAAGAATATGTAAGCGTCTGCGAAATCACTTTCATAGACTTTCTACGGGAAATCGTCTTTATAGGTAAAAGCAGACGCAGGTCGGGTTGATGCATAGCACTTCCAGCGGTAATGGTAAGCGATAGGTATGAACGGAAAAGGTGGGTTGTGCTTTGACTTGGCGCACATATAAAACACTCGAAATGTAAAAGAGGCGGCAATATGTTGAATAAAGTTAAAAGAATACTTCAGTGGTTTATTGGCGGATGCTATATATTAAGTGGACTAGCATATATTGGAGAGTATACGATGCCCGCCATTATCCTTATTATATTGGGCGGCGTGATAATTCTTCCGCCAATTACGAAGAGGATTCCGGCATTTAAGTTTAAGAAAATTGCACTGATACTATTATCTTCTATTGTAATGATAGCGGGTATTCAGCTTGGAGAAACTAATCTTTCACCAGAAGTATTAGCGAAAAGAAAAGCAGAATCAGAGGCTGCGGCAGCCTC